AGACCAGACCCCACCCGGATCAACAACGGCCACCAGCACATTGCCTTCTTTCTCGCTGATGAACTGGTCAAAAATGAGTGGAGCAGATGCACCTGATGCGATTAGTGCCAGCACTGCTGCGCTGAGTTTTGATTTATTAGACATCATTCACCTCGCGCAGCTCTTCGACGGTCTGCTTTGATTTGGAAATAGAGGTTGGTGAGAAAGGTGAGCAAGCCGAACAGTAAACTACCGATCACACCTATAGCCGCCCACTGCTCTGGGGAGTAACCGTCAAGAAGTCTTCTAAACCAGTAAATGGCACTACCTCCCGATGCGCCGTAGGAAATGCCAGTAGTTATTTTGTCCATTCGATACATACTCTCACCTCGCTCAGTTGCGGGTGCTTGTTTGTAGGAAACAAAAAGGCCACCCGAAGGTAGCCCTAAAAAGCTTGAGGCCTCTGTAAAATGAGACCCAGATATCGTTTTAAGTCCATGGCATAGAGACCACTCTTAACAGACTACGATATATTTTGCGTACGCGTTAGCATTTTCATATCATGTGTTTGTTTCACTAATGCCACACAGCGCTTATCACCTAAAGGAATGAAAATGAGAATTAAGAGCATTGGATTTACTATAAAAAACAATAATAAAAACATAAATACTTCGGATGTAATGTCTGATTTCATAAAAAATTCTTCTCGTATTCACAACCGAACTGATTACTCTCGTCAAATCCTTATATCTGATGATAAGAGTTTTTACAGTGGCTTGGTTGTAACCTTCAGAAATCAGAAAAAAAACTGTTTAGCGCAATTTTCCAAGGGAAAATTCAAACTTAAAGTAGAGGACTTAACCAAAGGCGACAAACTAGTCAGCTTTAATTTCTTTTGTATAAAAAAGTCTAATCTTAAAGGCTTATATATGTATCATCATGGTTCTTGCTCGCTAAACGGCGTATTTACGCACTTACAGACTATAAGCAATGAATTTATCCGAAGTAAATGCAGTGAGGAGATAGATCTTTTAGGGAAATCTCCAGATCCAGATTTAGTAAGAAAAATAAATGAAAAATATCAAGCCAGATTCGAGTTCAGCTTAATTACCAGCAAAAAAGACATTTCATCAATTTTGCGTGCATTTAAGGAGATAAAACAAGCTACTTTTAAATTTGATCATGTAGATTTCAAATCAGGTCCAATGACTGCACTTTCACCTTTCATTAATACTACAGATATTAACTTCAATATTGAATCTGCAAGCCGAGTAAGAACAACCCCGTTATCACAGCATCTCGCAGATATTTATAAAAATGTAACCGGTATCGTAAAAGCAAGAGTAAGAGCTGTAGATCATTCAGGCATTGAAAAAGTAGTCGATTTTATGAATTGCCCTACTTTTCTTGAGACTTACGAATTCGATAGTATAGCTAAGGAAACAGATGGAATCACAAACACGAACTACCTCAAAAGCAAAGTATTCGCTATAATAAAAGACGAAATGTTGAAAGGGAAAAATAAAAATGTCTTTAACTGATGCGGTCGTTAGGCAGAAAATAGGCGTGCAATACGCTTTATTAATTATCATTTCCGCCCTGTGTCTCACAGGGCTATTCTTCCTGTATAGACATACTCCAGTAGTCAGTGATAATTTTTTTGATTTCTACCATAAAAACCTTCGTGGATATTTATTCTCAGGATTTATCTCTGTTGGTTCATTCCTTCTCAGTTTACATACATTCGTAATAGTCAACTTAAGAGATAAAGTTTTCGCCACACCTGAATATAAAGCTTCATTCTGTGAAGCTTATGAGGTAGATGAGGCGGACATAAGTGAAAAAAACTTATTCAAGCCATTAGACAACCTATCCTCATTTATAAACTCATCAATTCTTCTTTCATTTATCACAGCCATACTTCAATTTACAATAGGATTGTCAACTAACCTCTACGCTTGTTTATTATGTGTTTGGCTTGCCATACTTACAATATGCTTCCTGATTCATTGTCTAACAATAATAAGAATGAACATCAAAATCCTTCTAAAACAGAAATAAGCAGGTATCAATGAGGTTGCTACCTGCAATTTAGATCAAAAAAAGATGTTAATAATTTATCATAGATATACATCCATCGATAAAGCCGAGTGCTGTTTGTAATTCCTTTCTTATTGTTCCATCAGAGCAATTACGCCTTTTAGCTATTGCTCTTAGCGAAATACCGACCACGAAGTGGGCAATGATCAATTCATACTCATCAGGCTTAAACTTCCTCAGTCTAGCAACGCAACCATCGATCATTATACCTGTATCATCATCACACTGATTTCGTGATTTCTTTCCGTGTGGAAGAAGTCCTTTAAATCCGGCAGCGATTGGTTGCCAGTCAACGCCATTATGTTCATCTGCAGCCCAAGCACCCCAACGGTCCATTAATTCATACATATCGTTCATAAGTCCTCCTTACGCCAGAACGCCGAGCGCGTAGGCCCGGTCCAGCACTCTAATGATCATTTCCAGCTGCGAGCCATATTTGCGCTCGAATGCCAGTCGGTCGTTATGCAGTTCGATGTGATGCTTTCGGCAAAGTGGTATGGAGAAAATGTCATGCGCTTTTGTCGCCATGCCACCCTGCCCCCATCCGATTAAGTGATGTGGGTCGTCTGATTGCTGCTGGCAGCATTCACAGGGCTGTGTTTTCACCCAATTCAGATAATCGCGACTTTCCCAGCGAAGACGCTTTGGTCGAAGCATGAAAGACTGATGCGGCGCCGGATCCACCATCACACCTACTAGGGGTTCTGTCAGCGCATCAGGCAGGTCGACCGCTGAAACTAATTCCCTAAGGATGCTGCTGGCCGGCACAGAAGGCGTAATATCGCTTTCGCGACCGATCTTGCTTTCTTGAGGTAAACGAAGCGCTTCACGAACGCATGATTCTGGAAGTGCATCCGTAACCCCTTTACGAACTGCCCACCAGCAGAGTTCAGCGAGAGAAATCTCGCGGCTTTTGTCGATAGCGAGTGAAATACGAACCGAATCCAGAACAAAGGCAATTACGTTTCTCCATGCCAGTTCTGCTAGTTCCTCGGTACACTGCTCTCGAAGCTGGTTATCGCAAGAGCCACAAAGAAGGATGGATCCAGGCTCATGGTGCATGATGGTTAGTTCGTGATAGTGGTAATCACTGTGGGCGTTCTGGCAATGTCCGGCGCCGTGCTTCAGCAACCAGTAATCAAGCCCGCTAATACCGCCAGCTGCAGTCAGCACCTTTTCATTCAGAAAGAAGCTTCGCAGCTGCTCGTTTTCAGCCAGTGGCTGCCGCGCGTCCGAAACGCGACCAGTTTGATACCCGGCCATACTTTCTGGCTGGCGCTCGATTAACACTCTTCCTGCGGTGAACAACTCCATCAGCTCTCTTCCTGGCTTCAAAAGTACGACACCCAGCTCCCTAGCAATCACAGGTCGAAGAAGCGCACGCATCACTCGCTCTCCCTGATAATGATCTGCCCGTCCTCGCCCCAGAGCTTTGTTATCCTTGAATCCCAGATATGCGTGTCGTCCTCGAAGAGCGCATCCATCAGAGACTTCATCAGGTTATCAAGATCGGGTTTACCCTGATGGGGCTGCCCGTTCATCTCTGCGCGCTTCTTTTTGCTCCAGCTATTCGGCATCGGAAGAACGAAGGTAACGTGCGAATTTGACTCTGGCATGTAAATGCCCAGCAGCCGGACGTGATCGCAAAAGGCCCGGTAACGCATAACTTCAGGGCGCTTTTTCCATTTGTCTGCACGCGTCATGCGTGGCTTACCCATCGGGAGGATGTTGTACACTGTCACGATCACCCCCATGCACGAGAACGCATGCTTTGCGCTGTCTTAGCTGAGGATTTTTGCTGAGGTAGTAATGCGCTGACTATCCAAAGACGAGGGTCAATATCGAGGCTTTTCTCGACGGGAACCCCTTTGGACTTATAGCGCGCCACTAGCTCATTGGCTTCTTCGGTTGTCAGCCCGGTGTGAGTGAACCAGCTTTTCTTCATGCCGCCTCCTGCAGGAGTAACATCAAAAGAAAATTGCTGGCCCTTTGAAGGGTCAGTAAGGATTTATTCTGGTTTGGTATTTGCGCCATGGTATCTCTCCAGTGGCGCAGCAGGTATAGGGTGTTCAGGCCTATGACGGGAGTGTAACAGAATTCTTGGAAACGCGATAACCAGCCCGTTCAAGCATCTGCGTAAAGAGTGTCGGTGTTCCTACTATCTCATCATCCTGTAACGGCATGAAGGATACTTCATCACCACGTCTGTACATGAGCGCGCGCTCACTGTCAGGAAATGAATGCAGTCTTGCAACGATTACCCCATCGTGGCATCTGATGACCGCGTAGCCCCTGTTCGGTAATTCTTCTTTTTGTTTCACCAATCCCCCCTCCATACTGGAAAGTTATTGCATGCTATATCAATAAAACCAGCTGTCTGCGCTTTCCCTGGTCTGCTGGAGGATTTCCTCGACTTTCTTATTAACTACCTTTTCGCCACCGTAAAGACTCAACCCATCCGAGCCTGCATAGTGCTTAACCAAATTACACTGATTGAAGTGTTTCTGGAGTCGGTTTAAAAGATTTTTTACTAGCGACGGCCCCTTGCCGCTTGGAAGTTCTTCATTAATATCAATAGCTAATTCGACTTTCATAAATGCCTCCGCTGCTTTAACTGTATATTCATACAGTACACTCATGTATTAGTTTGATCAACGGTTTAACAGCACGAAATGCTAACAGAAGTAACTATAGTCGACAAAATCTTCACCTCTTGGTCAGTGGATAACCAGGTTATGTTCTGGTTGTTGAACAAAGAGCACGTGATTCGAGAATGAAGTGGGCTTTTGAACTTTGCTCTGTCCCCGACATCTGAACTTAGCTCTAACTCATTATTGCTGGAGAACGGCGGCAATGATGCTTAAATGAAACGGACGCTCTGCTTAGTCTATACATACTTTAAAATACGATAGTGCTGAGAAAGAATTTCAAACAAATATGCCGGAATAATAAATTTCATGAGCGGTTTTATTAGCGCTCTTAAAGAATACATTCTCGTGCACGAATGGTGTCATTAGGCTTCACATATAATAATACTCCTTTAAATAAAGCGCATACTACAAGAATTTGGAGTAAACGATTCTAAGCCACCAGAGATACTAGCAGTAATGTTTACATTGCAACAATTCCCGCTAAGTGAAACACAAAGAGCAACAACACTTCAAGGGATTACACAATAAGATCGTTCACAATTATGAACGCAAATGTATAGATAACCTAGCATTTGGTTATCACTTAAAATCTCCGTTGATATCTCGATAACGCTAGTACTGCTTAAGCTGAGATAGAACTATGGATTAGTAAGGTTCAGCAAATAAGTATGACCCTGCTCGTAACATGAGGAAAATTATATGGCATTACTGAACCAGCTAAAGAGCATGCATTATTTTCGACCACCATAAAAAATTTAACTTAAGGTCATCTTTAGGAATCACCGCCCCCTCTTAAAATTACTGAAAATTAAATATTGACAAGTATAAAAGTTAGTGTGAAACTCATAACCACTGTATGGATAAACAGTGTAGTAAGTTGACGTATTGTTTCATCAGGTAATTAATATCCCTTGTATATGGAACGGAGTTTCCTATCCTTGGGTAACACTGATATCGAATATCAGTACAAATCTAACAGCATAAAAGGAGATTATTATGTCTAGTAATTTTGGTGATGGCACTAAATGGAGTTCTGAACGAGGCGAACAATCACCACGTCCCGAAGGCAACAGCGGCAATAATGATAAAAATAATTCACCTTCAACTCCCCAGGCAAAACAGGTATCAGCAGTTCAATCAGACCCCGTGGTACGTGAAAAACTTGCAAATTTATTGATTGCTTCGCGTGCTCTTAACCCGTCTGCAAAAGTTCATCTCGTAGGTTTATCAGCTTCAGGCACACTCAGTATATCTATTGATAATTTAGATGTTGAGCAAGCAAATACTCTAGGATTAAGCGGTATGCTGCTCGGGTTCGAATATAATGGAGGAAAGTTAGTTCTTGGGAAAATTGAGACTGGCCATAAACTCGATGGTACGGGCTCATCGAACAACTCAGGGGCTTCAGGCGGCATTGACAGTATCATTTCAAATGCGGATAAATCGACCAAACCACAGGGACCAGAGTCCATTGAAGATCGGGCGGCTAAGTTATATGGCTCAGACAGAGTGTCTCGCAAGGCTCTGATCAATATGTACAAAGAATCGAAGGCCAAAGGCGCTATCCCAAGCAAAGTCAAAGGTGATCTTAGAAAAAAAGTTCAGATGATGCTTGATGAAGATAAAAAGATTGCCGATGAAGAGGCATCCAAGAAGCTGACTGAAAAAGACCTACTCATTAAGACCGCCGATCTAATGCAGGATGCTGGGGAAAAAGTCAGTGGGATCGCCACCACAAAATATAAGACTTTGGCAAAAGAAATTGCTGACAACATTCAGAATTTCCAGGGTAAAAATATCCGTAGCTATAATGATGCTATGAAGACATTAAACCGCCTCACCTCAAATCCCAACATGAAGATCAGCGCAAAAGACAAAGCCGCACTTATTAACGCATGGAAAAGTGTTGATCGGAAAAATATGGCCGCTCGGCTTTCAAACTTAAGTAAAGCATTTACTGCTGCCGGTTGGCTTTTGAAGGTAGACAAAGTATATGAAAAAAGTGTAGTTGGTTATGAAACAGGCAATTGGGGTCCACTTATTCTTGAAGTCGAATCTTGGGTTCTGAGTGGTATTACATCCGCTCTCGCTCTGGCAGTACTTAGTGGAATTGTCTCGACATTCTTAATCGTTGGCTCACTTCCTGCAACCGTTACAATGATTGCAGGAGCATTAGCGATTGTTTACGTTTCATCTTTGATTGATGATAAGGTCGCAGAGAAAGTCAACTCACAATTGATTAAAGCAGCCTGGTAAAAGAAGAGGGGCTTCTTAGCCCCTCCTCTTAAATTCTTTAAACACACCAACACTAAACCACAAAAGCATAACTGTAAGAATGTAAACTGATGAGTATAATGCAATATAGAAAACCGTTAAAAGAAAGTCATTTTCGGAAAACAATCTGATCACCCTACCTGCTTTGGCTATGTCATGATAGGTAAGAATGGAGAAATAGAAAATTACCGCATAAAAGACGTAGTATATTAGTAGCGATAGAATTAAAGAACTTTCAGAAACATCTTTCTTTACTGTCATGTGTTTATTGAAGTAGATAAAGAATAATATTGCTATTACTGGAGCTGTTTTTACATATGCCCCCATACTTACACTTAACAGGATGTTATGTGAAGAAACAACATTAGGTAAATTATGAAACAACTCTTCTAACTCATCCATTAAACTAGAAGAATGAGTCGTAAGGCTAATTATAAGTAGAATTACCAAAGGTACAATTGCAAACATTAACACCTTTAGCATTTTTTTTGTAATATTATTCTGCAATTCCACAGTAGTACTGTCCATTCATCCCCACCTTGAAAAAAAAGTCTGCGACCATGCAATATGACTTTAATAAATATCTTGCAATACTTCAATACTTCTTATGTGACTACCAGGTGCAGTTCCTTTTTGAGTGATTAATCTCTACATGTGTCATGTTGATAACTGCACACTGGTATTGTATTAGTTCTCAGTGATCGTAGCAGATAAAGTCACGCCTCTGCTGGGCTATAAGCATAAACTTCTTAGTGGTCGTGAGATGCAGAACGGACATTGCAACGACGTCATTCGTCGTGATGCGTCCATGCACCTTCACCAACTCGATGATCCTCGTGATGATTTGAGCCCGCTCACTTTATGTTTTAGGTCTAGGCATCAGTTATGCTCTCCCTGCCTGGCGCAGGCACTCTTTGCGACGCTTAGCAATACGGGCAACCTCAACAGAACTCCCTGCGATCCCAAACATATCCGAATACACAGCTGCAGCACGTCGCCACAGGCCCTTCTCCTCAAGCTCCTTCGCTTTTTTCTCGGCAGCTTGCATCCTGACTGGATCGCTTTTTTCAACCATGCACGGAAGTACCACCTCAGGAATTTC